GGAGTCAACATTCACGCCCTGATTGATGGCGGTTTTATTGCCGCCGAGGAATCCACCGATAGTGTCAAAAAAACATCTACTATAAAGAAAACACCTAAGGAGTAACTCAAATGGCAACAACAACTTTTCTTTCAAACATCACCACATTGACCGTTAACTCAGTTGATTTGAGTGACCAGTGCACCGCCATCGTGTTTACGAACATGCGCGAGCAACTGGACAAAAGTACTTTGAAAGATACTTCCCGTTTGTACACAGGCGGGTTGTTTAACAACGAATGCACCATGACCTTGTTCCAGTCATACGCCGCAAGCGAAACCTATGCAACACTTGCAGCACTTGTAGGAACAGCAACCACCGTTGTTGCAACCGTTACCGAAGGTGCAGTTACGAAGACCTTTACCCTGGCCAATTGTTACCTAGAGTCCATGCCTGTCGTGAACGGCGCGCTGGGCGAACTTTCAACAGTTGACCTGAGTTTCACGGGCGGAACTTTTACCGCTAGTTAATCACGGCCTAACGGCCCGACACGAAAGGCAAGTTAATGAAACTAGTAATGAAAATAACGCCATCCCCTGGCGATGAACCAATCACGGTTACAACAAATTTGTTGTGCATCGCCGAATGGGAAAAACAAGAAAACCGTAAAGTTTCTGACGGCCGCGGAATCGGCATCATGGACATGGTTTTCTGGGCACACTTCATGCTTAAGAGAACCAGTTACAAACTAGAAGCAACACCAATGCTGTGGTTAGAAGCGCACCCTGACATGGAAATTGAATCTTTGGATATGACAAACCCAAACCCTACGGGCGGGGCACTTACCGAAAACAACTAGCACAATTGTTAGTTTCAGTAGGGTGGTGGCCACCGCACATAGAATTTGACACGCGCGACTTGCAGACAGTTATTAGTGTTCTAAATGAACAAAGCAAGGAAAGCGGGCGTAGATGAGTGGCGCGAATGTCAAACTTAAGGTTTATGGCGTTAAAGACGCGCTTAAAGAAATCAACAAAATAAACCCTAAACTTCGCCGCCAATACACAAAGCGTTACAAAGACATTGTAAAACCGATGGTGGATGACGCTAGGTCTAGATTTCCTGAAGCACCCCCATTGTCGGGTTGGGCGCGCCCATACAAAAAACTCGGTGGTTGGGATGGCGGCCTAGTTGAGAAAGGTGTTGTTGCCAAAATCAACACCCGCAAAGCCAGAAAACGCAATGCCGCTAGCGGCGCAACCTATGAAACAGTTGGCGTTTTTATTATTCAACAAAAAACAGGTTGGGGTTCATTGTTTGACATGGCAGGCAAAAAAAACAGTGATGGCCAAATGGTTCAAAACCTTTTAGGAAAAGGTTACGGCGGGGCATCACGCGCAATGTGGCCTGCATACGAAGCCAATGCTTCCAAGGTGGAAGACAATGTGCGAGGATTAGTAAAAGATGTTATGGCGGATGTTCAAAGAAATGTGGTAGATGGTGGCAATTAACATTGCGATTCTTTCGGAATTTAACCCCGCTGGGGTTAAAGCCGCAATGGCCGAATTTCAGGCCCTTACCAAGGCAACCGATAAAGCGCAATTTGCCCTACGGAAAATGGCTGTACCTGCCGCAGCAGTATTCAGCGCAATCACTATTGGCGCATATAAAGCCGCACAGTCTGCAAGCGATTTAAACGAAACCATTAACAAAACCAATGTTATTTTTGGCAGTGCCTCAAAAGAGGTTCAGAATTTCGCCAAAGAATCAGCAAAATCTTTAGGTATAGCAAACCAGGAAGCCTTAGATTTTGCGGCTACTTTCGGCGGACTTGGCAAAATGGCGGGACAAACTGGCGAAGATTTAGGAAGATTCTCAACCGATTTAGTTACTTTAACCGCCGACATGGCATCGTTTAACAACGCTAACCCAGCGGAAGTTGCGTTAGCCCTAGGTGCGGCTTTGCGCGGCGAAAGCGAACCAATCCGAAAATACAATGTTTTAATAAATGACGCGGCAGTTAAAGCCGAAGCGATGGCGATGGGCCTTTACAAAGGCACAGGGACACTTGACCAACAGGCCAAAGTGTTGGCCACTCATAGTTTGATTATGAAGCAAACTACAGACCAACAGGGCGACTTCAATAACACGATTCACTCAGCGGCTAACCAACAAAAGATTTTGACCGCAACCCTCAAGGATACCGTTACACAAATTGGACAAGGTTTCTTGCCAGTGCTTGAAACTATCTTGCCTTTAATTGTAGATTTTGCAACTTTTGTAGAAAACAACACTGGATTTGTCGTTGGAATGACTGTTGCATTAGGCGCATTGTCTGGTGCAATCATTACTGCCAATGTTGCAATGGCCGCTTGGAAAGCAATAAGTGTTATAACGATGGGCGTGAACTGGGCGTTGGCGGCCTCATTCACCGCGGTGCAAATTGCAACTGGCGTAGGCATCGCTGTAGTTATTGCAGGTGTTGCCGCATTTGCTTTATATAACCGCCAAATGAACAACATCAAAGCAGGCCTGGGTGCTTATTCAGAGGCCCAGAAATACAGCAACAGCCAAATGGCCCGCATGTCTGATGCAGGGAAATTGGCAACAACCGCTGTTGAGGATTTTACACCAAAGGTTGGCGGGGCTACAGCAAAGGTAGAAAGTTTTGCTAAAGCCGTAAAAGAAAAACTAGGCGAAGCCTTAGACAAAGCCAAAGACGATTTGCAGAAAGCAAAAGACGAATTTGCGGAATTTGCTAAAAGTGTTTCGGACAGCATTAAACAGGCATTTAATTTTTCTGATGCACAGGATGCAGGCAAGGAAGCGGGCGGGGGGTTTCTTGACGGTCTGCGTAGCCAAGTTGCGGGAATTGTTGATTATTCAAAAAAGATACAAGATTTGTTGGACCGCGATTTAAGCAAAGACGCATTGAAAAAAGTATTGGACGCAGGTGCTACAGCGGGAATGGCAATTGCTGACCAACTCATTGCAGGCGGACAAACTGCCATTGATGAAACAAACACTTTGGTTGACTCCGCTAATGCGGCCGCCGAAAAGGTTGGTTTGAATGCGGCTGGAAAATGGTATCAGGGTGGCATTGATGTAGCGCAAAAAATGGTGGATGGTATACAAACCGCACTTGACAAAATGACGCCAAAGTTAATGGAAAAAATGGATGCTCTTGCGTCAAAAATGAAACGAACTGTTGACATTGATGTGAGGGTTACAGAAAGAGTTTCTGGCATTGTTTCAACTATTTCGGCAGGTGGCATACCTAAAATGGCTGAGGGCGGCATCGTCAGTCGTCCAACCTTGGCCTTAATTGGCGAGGCTGGCCCTGAGGCCGTAGTGCCCCTTTCAAAGATGGGAAGCGGTGGCGGCGATGTCAACATTAATGTCACTGGCGGTTTGGCAACTAGTGCGGAAATTGGTCAATCGGTTGTGAACGCTTTGCGCGCATATTCGCGGAGTGCAGGGCCGCTTGCCCTGAACATTGCCTAATGGCTGGGTTTTCAGTTGTTAACGCGGGCAATTATGACCTGCAAATTGACGCAGGTTTTACGATTGACGCATTTACTTTAGACGATGCTTTAAAAGGTGTTTTAGATAATCCTGATTATGTGCTCAATGGAACAACCCAGTTTGCGTCAGTATTGGAATCAACGCAATCAGTAAATGTAAAGCGCGGCCGCCGTGATATTGGTGACACATTCAGCGCGGGAACAATGTCATTTACAATTCTTGATGTAAGCGGAATTTTTAATCCATTTGATGAAAATTCGCCATTTTACGATGTCAATCAAAATGTTCCTGGACTTGCACCAATGCGCGAAGTGCGCCTGATTCGTTACGATAACGCCGATAACCCTGAATACATTTTTCGTGGTTTCGTTGTTAATTATGATTACAATTTCGCGCTGGGCGGATTGGACACGGTCACTGTATTTTGTGCTGACCAATTTTATTTGTTGTCGCAAACTTATTTAGATGAATTCAACCCATCGGCCGAACTTTCAGGTGCACGCCTAAATACTGTTTTGAGTCTTCCTGAAGTAGATTTCCCAACGGGCGCAAGCCGCAACATTGCCACAGGCACAGTAGAACTAGGACATGACGCCGCGTACACCGTGAACGCTGGCACAAATGTTTTGACCTATGTTTCACAAATAAACGATACGGCAGAATTTGGCCGCGTCTTTATGTCGCGTGATGGCGTATTTACATTCCAAAACCGCGTTGGTAACACCCTTAGTGGGTCGGTTGCTGACTTCCATGACGATGGAACAGAAATTCCATATTTTGGTTTAGGCATCTCATTTGAAGCGGATTCTGTAATCAACCGAAGCGTGGTAACAGCATTAAACGACAACACCACAACCGTTGAAAACACAACTTCAATTGCCACTTACTTTATTCAAACCTCAAGCATCACAAATAGTTTGCTTCACCAACAGGGCGAAATTGACACGGCCGCCAGTTATCTTTTAAACCCTGACCCTGAAGCCCGATTTACTTCCGTTGAAACCGCGTTTATGGCATTGACAACAGCCCAGCGGGACACCGTGGCCGTTATTGATATTGGCGACACAATTTCAATTGAAAAGACTTTCCCTAGTGGTACTGGCACAACTCAACTTGCCCAGGAATTGTCTGTGGAAGGAATAGAACATTATTTGGACATAAGTTCTGGCCATAGGGTTTTAATAAGCACAGCCCCAACAACCGTGGTTTATCAACTGATTTTGGATAACCCAACATATGGCACACTAGATGCCCTCAATGTCTTAGGATAAGGAACACTATGGGAGTTAACGCACAAACCGCAGTGCCAGCCTTTGTTGCTGGCGAAATTTTGACAGCCGCAGAAATGACGCAAGTCAATACGGGCATACCTGTATTCGCGACCACGACAACGCGTGACGCCGCTTTTGGTGGCACAGGTGAAAAAGTGCTTGCCGAAGGCCAAATGGCTTATATTGAAGCAAGCAATTTAACCCAATATTACGACGGTGCAGCATGGCAAACTTTAGGGCCAAGCGGTTTAGCCGTAGTTGTAGCAGAAACAGCCTTTAGCGCTGCTTCGACTATTCAAGTTAACAATTGTTTTACCAGTTCATACACGAATTATTTAATTCAATTCAGATTTACAACTTTTAGCATGAACAGCCAAGGTGCGTACATTCGAGAAAGCGTAAGTGGGACACCAAGCGCAACAGATTATTCATTTCAACAATTTATGCAAACAAGCACAACGTTAACTGGATTTCAAAACCTCACGGACACGCAACATGGCTTTGTGCAAACAAACAGCACAGGTGCATTTGTAAACGTCAATGTTTTTGGCCCGCAACTTGCAGCAAACACATTTTTCAATTCAATTGCTTTAGGTAACAACAGGCAGGAATACAATTCAAGTCGTCATGCAAACACAACCCAATATGACGGGTTTTATGTGTTTTTATCTGGCGGAACAATGACAGGAACTTATACAGTTTACGGGTATTCAAAATGATTATTCACATTGACGGAACAGACAAAGAAGCAACCGTAAAAGAAACCAAAGCAATTGAAGCGGAACAGGTTGCGCTGGCTGAAGCAATTGCACAAGCCGAAGCGGAAAAAGCGGCAGCAAAACAAGTTGTGCTTGACAAACTTGGATTAACCGCCGATGAGGTGGCGGCGCTGCTTGCGTAAGTCTGTGATATGGCAACTGAAATTGTGGTTGGTCTTATCGGTGGGGGTTTCGCTGTACTCGTTGCTCTCATCAACAAAATCGGCAAAGAAAACAAAAAAGACCACGGCGAAGTACACCAAACCTTGGGCCGAATAGAACAAAAAATAAACGGACATTTGGAGAACCACAAATGAGAGAACAAGATAAAGCAATGCTGGCAAGTTACGCACGCTCATTAGTTGGCGCACTTGTAGCCGTTTATTCAACGGGAACAGTTGACCCGCGTGACTACGCAAAAGGCGCAATTGCCGCAATTATTCCACCTGTTATGCGTTGGGTAAACAAAAACGATAAAGGTTTTGGGCGTGACAGTACCCCACAAGCATAAAGTTATTTTGCCAACAATCGTTGCGCATTGTCGCCCTGGCGAAATACCAGCAAATATGTTGGTAGATGTAAAACCTTACGGGAAATTGTTGTTTCCAGCCGCGGACGCTTGGGGTGCTTTAAAAGAGCGCGCACACAAAGAGGGAATAACAATCTTTAAACCGACATCACAAAACGACACATACAGGTCAATCACTTTGCAACTGCAAGCATGGAACGCACGCATGACCACAGTTCCAATTGAAGGTGTAAAGCCGCGTTTGTTTAATGGCAAAAATTGGTATTTGAAACCTGGCAATGCACCAATTGCACAGCCTGGAAAGTCGCATCACAACTGGGGAATTTCCGTGGATGTGCACACAGCGTCAGGCGAACGATTTGAATTCATGAAAGCACATTGCTTGGAGTACGGATTCAGTTGGGAACTGGATTCTGAACCTTGGCATATAAACTATTTCGTAGGCGATAAAGTCCCTGAGGCAGTCAGGGCATGGAAAGTCGCTAAATCCTTGCAATAGCCCTTTAGGTGCTTTAGGGTGGAATTTACCCGATGAAAGGAATTCTTATTTATGACCTTCACAGCACCTAAAATTCTTGCAGGGCTGATTTCTGCCCTTTTAGGGTTTACGGCCCTCATAGGGCCTCAGGAAGCCGAATCCAGCCCTTCTAGGCTTACTTTGGATGTTGCGCCGTTCCTAATTGAACCCTCAACCACTACTTCAAGCACGCTGTTTATTGACCCTTACGCAACCCCAGCCGCGCAGTTCGCCGCATTGGCAGTAAACCTGGGTTGGCCAGTTAGCGAATATGACACCCTGGTGAAAGTGATAACCCGCGAAAGCAACGGGATAGCCATCGCACACAACAGCAAAGACCCAATGTCAGGCAGTTACGGCCTAATGCAAATAAATGGTTTTTGGTGTCGCGGCACAAATAGTTACCTACAAAAAGCGGGTTTAATAACCTCATGCGAAATGTTGTTAGACCCACAAATTAACTTGCGCGCTGGCTTGATAATTTTTACACGTTCGGGTTGGTCACCATGGAAAACAAGTAAGTAATGCACGAACAGCCCTACCCCGACAACACACTAAGCGAGGAAACCCGACAAATGCTAGACCCGACACAAAACGCTATGGCTAAACACCAAATGGCCGTATTTGATTTAATAGACGAAATTTGCAGGCCTGCACATATCCCGTACAAGCCAAAACACGCAGCGCTAATAGCGCGACTAAAACACCTAGCCGTAAACCTTGACTTATCCGGCAACACAACCGACTGGCAAACCGTACAAGAGGCAATAGAGGCATTAGGCGGCTAAATGTCAACCGTTTATTTAACCCCGACGGAAATAGACTACGCCTACGCAGTAGCCGCGCTACGCCACGAAAACGCTAAACACAACCAACACCAAGACCGGTTTAAAGGCGAATTCAAAAACACGTTGCCCGACAAAATAGGCGCGTTAGGCGAATTTGCGTTAGCCAAATACCTAAACGTTTATTGGGGTTACGAACCTTACAACCCAAAGGCAAACGACGTTGGCCGTTACGAAGTACGCACAACACCACGGCCCGACGGTTGCTTACTTACCCGCGATTTTGATAAACCCGCCATATACGTTTTGGCAACACTCGACAAAGAAAACAAAGCAGTAGTTTTGCGCGGTTGGAATACCCTTTACGAAACAATGCAGGTAGACCGTTGGGCACCATACATGCCGTTACCTTGTTTCAAACCACCGCAAACCTGGTTACACGCTATGGCTACGTTGCGGGCAGCAATATAAACCGACATGAAAGATAAACCCGACATGAAACCATGCCCCAAATGTGGCGTTATGACATACGCCTACGAAGCTAGCAAAACACATAAGCGCACGTTGTATTTTCACCCCGGCACATGCAAAAAGGATTGGC